ACACCACCTTCCCAACCTTCGCCGTTACGTTGTTTTTCAAGCATCAAAACAGATGCCGGAGATGCCAGTAGCTGTTCGTCCTTCTCTGACATCTTTTCACCACTCTGAACTCTCTGTAACGCTCTCTCGCGAGCCTTGTTACGCCAGATGATAAAAAGGTTGTCTGTCAGGTCTGTTATCGCTCCAGAGCCTTTTACGTCCATTTTCCCGGTTGGTTTTTCTTCGCTATCTCCTTTTCTGGAGTGAGTAACGAGAATGACGTGGGAGTTTGTTTTGTTTTTGAAGTCACAAATCGAGTCAACAAATGCTTTCTGCCCGTTATAGTCATCGTCACCTATGCCGCATTTCATCAGGCTGTCGATGATGAATAACTGGATGCCGTATCGGCGGCGAGCGTAGTCGAATATTTCGATCAGCCTGTCGGCTTTCGCCGTTCCAGTCAGGCCAAACACCCAAAGTCTTTCGTCATAAAATTTAAATGCAGAGTCAATTTCCAGCACTGGCGGCATCTTGCAGCACGTCGCCTGACGGGTAAGGCGCTTAAGGAGAATACCAGGCTTCAGCTCAAGTGACGCGATGCACGTCTTCACACCCTGACGCATTGCCTCAAGTGCCATATGCCCGACAACCTCCGTTTTTCCGTGACCGTTCACACCATTGACCAGCGTCAACTCGGCCTCACGAAACTGGAATTTATCTGCCAGAGATTCCCACGGTGGATTAAACAGATACTGCTGCTTGCCGTAGAAAGCGTTGATAGTGTCCTGGTAAAACTCTCGCGCGCTGTAGAGTTCTTCAGGATCAAAGTAGGATGCCGTGCCGATGTACTGCCAGATTTCATCCTCGGTAACACCGTTCATCAGGCATTCGTTGATGTCTTTGTACGGCAGAGTAACAAGACGGCAACGATGTTCACCGAGTCGGCTTGCGATTTCCCTTGCGGCTTCACGACCAACATCATCAACGTCCATCGAGATGAATATTTCCTCAAACCTGTCGAGGTTGTGGTACTCAAACTCAATCCACTGTTGCTTAGCGCCTTTCCCTCCACCAAACGGCACGGATAACGCCGAGATGCCGTATTGCGCATAGCTCATACAATCAATTTCGCCTTCGCAAAGTACAACCGCCCTCACGCCAGCGTCCAGAGCCTGCCATCCGAACAGACAAGGTTCGCAATCACCTTCTGCCATAATGACTTTCTTCCCGTCCGGGCGCTCAGTGCTGATTCGCTTGACCTGCAACAACTCACCATCGCGTTTGTACGGAAGCACCAGTGCATCAAGTTCTCGTTCTCCATTCCACACCTTGCCGCTGACAACCTCGTAGCGCTTTACGACTTCTGGCGATATGCCACGCGATTGCAGGTACTCAAGATGGGATTCTGTTCTGGTAACGTAGCGGGCGATTTTCTTGCGATCAGGTCTGGAGAATTTTTTCTCACGTTTGGCATCGAAATGGTGATCGTCATCCTTGATACCGAGAAATGCTTTCGCTTCCTGCATAGCCTGATGCAGGTTAATTCCACGACATGCCATCCACAAATCAAGCATGTCACCGCCGTCTCCCTCAGCGAAATCAGCCCATTTTTTCTTGCCGCTAAGGTTGACCTTAAGGCTGTTTCCCTTGTCACCATTGACGTTACCGGCAACCCACTCATGCCCCTCTTTCTTGCCGTTTGGCAACAGGTGCGGAGCCACCCTGTCAACCTGCGCCCAAAGCAGGTCGCTAAGTTCACTTGGCGTCATGATTCCCTCAGATTGAGATTTTTAAACCAGAAATCGACAAACGAAATACTTAACCAGCCGTGGTTATAACCAGCAACCAGTAGCGATTTGATTTTTGATTTCATGGTTCACCTGTCGAAAAACACGTAGCCAGTTTTCGATACGGTGATTGCGGATGATGGTTTGGATTGTGGTTGAATAGTTTCTGGCTTCTCGTCGTTCCAGCGTTGACCGTTCAGGTAGCTCGATGGTAACAACCTGTCGAATCCGAACTGCTTACCATTCCTGCATGCGATGTCTTCTGCCAGCATCGTGGCAAACTCGCTTGCCGTACCCCTGGTAGTTTTACGCCATTCCCTGAACTGTGTTCTGAATGCCGAAGCTGCGTTTTTCTTCCCGGCTTTCCGCATGCCTGCACACCAGAATATTTCCTCGAATGCCTTGTCGGTTTCTTCGTGACGGTCATGTGATTTTTCACACTCCGTCCGAACACTTTCGGACATAGTGTTTTTATTATTTCTTTTTTCTTTTGTAATAGTTTCTTTTGTGTGTCCCTGTTTTGGTGACAGCGCTGTCACCGTTTTGGTGACACTTTTTGTCACCAATGCAGTGACATTATCACCAGAGTAGTGACACCCTTCTATTTGCCATTCCTCGATGTTCTTGTTAGGCCCGATTTGCTGGCCTTCGCGAAGGATAACCTTCATCGCGATAAGCTCATTCTTGGCCTTGTTTACCTTCTGTCTTGGCAGCCTGGTAATTTGAGCTAACTGACTATCAGAGATGCGATCCATCTTTTTACCGTAGCCGTATGTTTTACGGCATATGGCGTGGGCAACCTTGCTCTGATTTTTCGTTAAATCTGCGCCGATAAGCTCTTCATACAGGGCATTTGCAAGACGGGTATAACCATCTTCAACTTCTGCCACACGACGCTCCACAGGCCGTTGTGAAGGCCTTAAATGTGTTACGGTTGCAAGATTACTCATGACCTTTCTCCTTCTGCATCAGCTTCACTTTTTCCAACTCAGCCCGGAATCGACCATGCTGCTTGAAGCTGGACAGGAAGCGATCACGTAGTATGTGTTTGTGAATTTTGTCCTGGTAAGGACTGAGTTGTTTTGTCATAATTACTCCCGTGGATTGATCCAGTCTTTCTACATTAGGCCTCGAAGAATTCGCCGTTCTTCGGGGCTTTTTCTTTTGTCAGGTAATCGGCAAGCCGCTTAGTCAATTCAGCCATTTCATCGTCTTCGATTCCGTATTCCAGAACAGCAAGCATCATGCTTACCTGCGAGAAGAAACCATTCTTCCATCGGCTTACCTGATATTCAGGAACCCCCATTGCTCGAGCGAATGTCTTCTGCCCCATCAGTGCCAGTTTGTTCAGCAAGGCTGACTCGATGCGAGCCGCTTTCTTGCTTTTAGTTGCAATAGTACCCATAGATAATTTCCTTAATGATTAGATAGAGTTGGCTTCGCAAAGAAACGCAAAACCATAGAGATTTGTTTCTGGTAATGCCCTTTTTCAGGGCTGGGATGTGTAAGAGCGGGAATGTCTTAAGCGGCTTTACCGCGTTTAGTTCCGTACTGTAACCAAACCGGATCACAGTTAAGCGCCATAGCAATCTCAAACAAGAAGCGCGGTCGCTTGGTTACTCCAGCTTCAATCAGTTGAATTGATTGCTGTTTAACACCGGCTTTGGTTGCCAGTTCGGTTTGCGTCATTTTTAACGCAATTCGCCTCTTCTTGAGGCGTTCAGAAAGAGTTTGCATATCGCCTCCATCAACAAACTTTCTTGTATTTTCATACAATGTATCTTGTTTGTCAAATACAGTTTTTCTTGTGAAGATTGGAGGTAAATAACAGAGGTGGCTTATGAGTATTTCTTCCAGGGTAAAAAGCAAAAGAATTCAGCTTGGACTTAACCAGGCTGAACTTGCTCAAAAGGTGGGGACTACCCAGCAGTCTATAGAGCAGCTCGAAAACGGTAAAACTAAGCGACCACGCTTTTTACCAGAACTTGCGTCAGCTCTTGGCGTAAGTGTTGACTGGCTGCTCAATGGCACCTCTGATTCGAATGTTAGATTTGTTGGGCACGTTGAGCCCAAAGGGAAATATCCATTGATTAGCATGGTTAGAGCTGGTTCGTGGTGTGAAGCTTGTGAACCCTACGATATCAAGGACATTGATGAATGGTATGACAGTGACGTTAACTTATTAGGCGATGGATTCTGGCTGAGGGTTGAAGGTGATTCCATGACCTCACCTGTAGGTCAAAGCATCCCTGAAGGTCATATGGTGTTAGTAGATACTGGACGCGAGCCAGTGAATGGAAGCCTTGTTGTAGCCAAACTGACTGACGCGAACGAAGCAACATTCAAGAAACTGGTTATAGATGGCGGTCAGAAGTACCTGAAAGGCCTGAATCCTTCATGGCCTATGACTCCTATCAACGGGAACTGCAAGATTATCGGTGTTGTCGTGGAAGCGAGGGTAAAATTCGTATGATCAGGATTGCGGCGCTACTCTCAATACTCTTAACTACCAGCGCCAATTCTGAATGCTGGATTGTCACAAACCTGCACGGGTACGGGGCAATGAATGGCGGTCGTTACGGGTTTACAAAAGACAGCACGGAAGATTACGTTTTTCACGTAACAATAAATGGCGATAAATCATCAGTTTATGAATCAGTCTCTGGCGTCTATCCAGAGATGAAATACACTGCTTTGTCATCGAACACTATGGTAGGAGAATACCAGTCTGGAGGAGGAATAACCGTTGAAACTTGGTCAATCACTACAGACAAAAAAGCTCTTTACTCCAAAGTAATGAATATCCCAGGTATGCAACAACTTACATCAACCAAATCATTTGTTGGTGATGTAGTCGGAACCTGCAACCAGTAATCCCCACCTCAATCTCGATAACCAAAAACAAACTATTTTTCATTTAAAAACAATGGAGTTTGTTTTTCACGCCCCTTTTTACAATATTTCTTGTTTACAACATACAATCTTTCTTGTAATTTTAAGCCATCAGCAGGACGCACTGACCACCATGAAGGTGAGGCTCTTAAAAATTAAGCCCTGAAGAAGGGCAGCATTCAAAGCAGAAGGCTTTGGGGTGTGGTGAAGCCAGCTAGTCACTGGCAAGTGCTTACCTACTGTTGAGCGGTGAAGCGCTCCCAACGCTAGCAATAGCGTGGACGAGATGGGGAGCCGCGGGCGATAAGGCCGCCATAACGCGCACGTTGTCGCATGGAAAAATCGCTGGGGTGCCGGTTATACCCCTCCGAATGAGACTCAACAAGCTGGAGCTAGACTACCAGCCACCACACCACCAAAGCTAACTGACAGGAGATGAACATGAAACATAACGAACACTTTATGGCTTGGTTGAAGTCAATGCGTGATGAAGCAAAGCGTCCTGAAACAACAATGACGCGAATCGTGGAAATCTTCTCCTGCATCAGCAAGTACGCAACCTGCCAATAACTGTCGGCCCCGCTGAGGGGCCATTTATCTGAGGATGATATATGGACTCTCAAACACGCCGCCGCGAACGTCGCGCAGAGAAACAGGCTCAATGGAAAGCAGCAAATCCCCTGTTGGTTGGGGTAAGCGCAAAACCAGTTAACCGCCCTATTCTCTCGCTGAATCGCAAACCGAAATCACGAGTAGAAAGCGCACTGAATCCGATAGACCTTACGGTGCTGGCTGAATACCACGAACAGATTGAAAGCAACCTGCAGCGTATTGAGCGCAAGAATCAGCGCACATGGTACAGCAAGCCACGCAGTGAAATGGGTGTGACTTGTGTTGGTCGCCAGAAAATGAAATTAGGCAGCAAACCACTTATTTGAGGTGATATATGGAAGAAGAATTTGAAGAGTTCGAAGAGCATCCTCAGGATGTGATGGAACAATACCAGGACTATCCGTATGACTACGACCATTGATAAAAATCAATGGTGTGGACAATTCAAGCGATGCAATGGATGCAAGCTGCAATCGGAATGCATGGTTAAGCCTGAAGAAATGTTTCCTGTAATGGAAGATGGGAAATATGTCGATAAATGGGCAATACGAACGACGGCAATGATTGCCAGAGAACTTGGTAAACTGAACAACAAGGCTGCCTGACGGTGGCCTTTATTTTTGGCATAAACAACAGAATAAACACTGCACTGTGTATTCATTCCAACGAGTGAATACACGGAGCAATGTCGCTCGTAACTAAACAGGAGCCGACTTGTTCTGATTATTGGAAATCTTCTTTGCCCTCCAGTGTGAGGGCAATTTTTTTGACGGAGGATATATGAGTGAAGTAACAGATTTAGTTGTTATTGAAAAAGCAAATGCAATGACTGTATTTCAGTCTGCCGACCAGATTGAAGAAATCCTTCAAAAGGTTGAACGTGAAGTTATGTCCTTTGTGCCTGATATCACAACGGCAAAGGGCAGAAAGGAGATCGCTTCTCTGGCGTATAAAGTTGCGCAGACGAAAACATATCTCGATGGTCTTGGCAAAGACCTTGTTGCTGAACTGAAGGAAATTCCAAAGCTAATTGATGCTAACCGCAAGACAGTGCGCGATCGCCTTGATGAACTGAAAGCCAAGGCGCGCCAGCCTCTTACTGATTATGAGGAAGAACAGGCGCGGATTAAAGCCGAAGAAGAAGCTAAGGCAGCAGCTGAAGCTCTCGCAAAGCAAATTGAGTCTGACCATGAAATAGCTATTTTGATGGATCGCGAATTTGACCGCCAAAGAGAAGAGGCAAGACTCAAAGCGGAGCAGGAAAAGCGAGAGCATGAAGAACGCTTAAAAAGAGAAGCTGAAGAGAAAGCCAGAGCAGAAGCCGAAGCAAAGGCAAAAGCCGAAATTGAAGCAGCAGCAAGGCGAGAAGCAGAAGCTAAGGCCGCAGCGGAACGTGCAGAGCGTGAACGCATTGAAGCCGAGCAGCGAGCACAGCGCGAAGCAAAAGAGGCAGCAGAACGAGCTGAAAGAGAAAAGCAGGCAGCAATTGAAGCAGAACGCAGAAAAGCACAGGAGGAGGCTGAACGAATCCGTCGCGATGCTGAAGCAAAAGAGCAAGCCAGAATAGCAGAAGAAAAAAGAATCAAGGAAGAAGAAGAGCGTAGAGCAAAGGATAAAGCTCACCGGAAAGAAGTAAATAACAAAATACTTGCTGACCTTATCAAGGTTGGTGCATCAGAAGATGTTGCTAAAAATATCATAACAGCCATCGTAAAAGGCGAAGTATTCGCAACAAAAATAACCTACTAATAAAACCAACATAAGGAACCACCCATGATTTACGCAATCGCGGGAGGCGCTCGCATGGGTGCCTTCCAACTAAATGAATCTTTACTTGAACGAATCACCCGTAAATTACGTGACGGATGGAAAAGAGTTGAGGTCTTATTATGCGCAATGAAATAGCCATAAATCATCAGATGCTTCGTGCTGCACAGAACAAAGCAGTAATAGCCAGATTTATTGGTGATTCAAAAATGTGGCTTGAAGCAAATAAAGCGATGAAATCAGCTATCAACCTTCCGTGGTGTCGCAGGAAATGAGTTTTACAGATAACTGGTCAGACGAAGAATTCATTCGTCATATGAAAGAATTAATCGGTAACGAAGGAGATATTCATGTCACTTGCAACCACAGTGAAGGAGAGCAAGTTACAGAGACGCATGTACACGCAGAAAGCTCTCTGGTATCGCCATAATGGTGACCGCGAAGGAATGCGGGTATGCCTTAATTTGTCCAGAGTCGAAGTATTAAACCAGCGTTATTTCCTTGGGCCATGTCCATTCTGAGGTGAATTATGGATTTGAATAAATTCGATAAGCCATTCAGCCCTGAAGATATCGAATGGCGAATACAGCAAAGCGGTAAAACACGCGATGGCAAAGTGTGGGCTATGGTGCTGGCTTATGTCACGAACCGGGCAATCATGAAACGCCTGGACGATGTTTGCGGCAAAGCAGGATGGCGCAATGAATACCGCGATATTCCCAACAACGGAGGCGTTGAATGCGGCATATCAATCAGGATTGATTCCGAATGGGTAACCAAATGGGATGCTGCTGAAAACACGCAGGTAGAAGCCGTCAAAGGTGGTCGTTCCGGTGCAATGAAGCGCGCTGCCGTTCAGTGGGGGATCGGTCGGTATCTGTATAACCTTGAGGAAGGTTTTGCACAAACATCTCTCGATAAAAAGCAGGGATGGCACAGGGCAAAACTCAAGGATGGAACAGGATTTTACTGGCTCCCTCCATCGCTGCCGGGATGGGCAATCCCAGCATCAGATAACAAACCATCACCAGAAAATACCAACCAGAAATCTCCATCGGTTGACTGCGAACAAATCCTGAAAGACTTCAGCGATTATGCGTCAACAGAAACTGACAAGAAAAAACTCATCGAGCGTTATCAGCGTGACTGGCAATTAATGGCTGGCAACGAGGAGGCGCAGGCTAAATGCGTTCAGGTAATGAACATCAGAGTTAACGAACTAAAACAGGCGGCATAAATGGCAAGCAGAGGCGTAAATAAGGTGATCATTATTGGTCGCCTTGGGCATGATCCAGAAATCAGATATTCACCATCAGGAACGGCATTTGCAAACCTTACCGTTGCTACGTCAGAACAATGGCGTGATAAGAAAACTGGAGAGCAAAAGGAGCAGACGGAGTGGCACCGCGTGGTAATGAGCGGGAAACTGGCAGAAATTGCCAGCGAATATCTGCGAAAAGGCTCTGAGGTTTATCTTGAAGGCAAATTGCGGACAAGAAAATGGCAGGATCAAAGCGGACAGGATCGGTTCACTACCGAAGTCATCGTGGGCGTTGGTGGAACCATGCAAATGCTTGGTGGCAAGCAAGGAGGCAATGAACAGTCTTCACCTCAGCGAAATAATGGTCAGCAACAAAGACAGCAACCTCAGCAGCAGGGAAATCACAGCGAACCACCTATGGATTTTGACGACGATATCCCCTTTGCACCAGTAACTCTCCCCTTCCCTCGTCACGCTATTCACGCAATTTAAGGACTTACATGAATCACTTGATGGTTGACCTTGAAACAATGGGCAACGGGCCATACGCGCCAGTTATTTCTATTGGGGCGGTATTCTTTGACCCGAATACCGGAGAAACAGGAGAAGAGTTCTCGGTAAATATCTCGCTTGAATCATCAATGCGATATCGAGCGCGTCCTGACGCTTCAACGATTTTATGGTGGCTGGAACAGAGTGAAGAAGCCAGGAAATCGCTAACCAGCAACACTCAGGAGCTTTCAACGGCTCTTTCATGGTTATCTGAATTCATCATAAAGAACGCTAACCACAAATTCGTTCAGGTTTGGGGGAATGGAGCATCATTTGACTGCGTTATTCTCCGCAACAGTTATTCGCTGACAGGGCAGCCAGTTCCGTGGCAGTGGTGGAATGACCGCGACGTAAGAACAATCGTCGAACTTGGGAAGGCAATAGGATTCGACCCTAAGCGAGATATGCCATTCAAAGGAACTCGCCACAACGCTCTTGATGATGCCATTCACCAAGCCAAATACGTTTCAGCGATCTGGAAAAAGTTAGCTAAATAATCAACAGGAGAAAAACATGCCAGCGCCTCTGTATGGTGCGGATGACCCGCGCCGCTGTTCCGGCAATTCCGTATCGGAGGTGCTGGATAAATTCAGAAAAAACTACGATCGGATAATGTCGCTACCGCAGGAAACGAAAGAGGAAAAGGAATTTCGCCACTGTATATGGCTTGCAGAGAAAGAAGAACGCGAGCGAATTTACCAGACATCAATCCGACCATTCCGCAAAGCCACATATACCCACTTCCCTGAATATATCGACCCGCGTCTGCGTAATTATCGATCACGCTATGGCGCTATCAGTAATGACTGAGGAATTTACCATGAGAGGACTTGCATACAATCCCGGCATTCTTCCGGCAGAAATGATTATTCGCCAACGCGTAAAGCCAATGCCATCGAGAGAGGAATTGCTTAAGCGAAACTCGTTTCCATCAGTGAATCAAAACAAATATCTGAATGCGATGTGGCGGAGTGGGAAGAAATGAAACAAATGTCACTAATTGAGATGGATGGTTTTCTGAAAGGTAAATGCATCCCACGAGATTTAAATGTTAACGAAACAAACGCTGAATATCTGGTGCGTAAATTTGCTGAAGCGGAGGCCAAGATTTTGGCGCTGGCCGAAGACCAACAGAAAGCGATTGAGTCAATTAAGCAGGCTGATTCGGCTGTTAAGTTGGCACACGAGAAGTTTTCGGCACTGGCAGCGGAGAATGCGGGGCTGAAGTCTGGCGCTATGGACGAAATCAAGGTTATCAACCGTGGAGGGCAGGCATATTGCGTAAAAGATGGAGTGCAAGTTAATCCCATGTATGCAAGAGGGTGGAATGACTATCGCGCAAAGTCTATGCAATCAGACACCCCAGCCACCGATGCTTTCCTGACTGAAGTCCGGGCTAAGGCGTTTGATGACCTTTGCGCGGCGTTCGTTAAGCACGCGTCGGTGTCCGGGCTGGACGATGGCGACTGCGTTACGGTGAAAGAGGCGACTGACGCCCTGCTGCATTGTGCGGAACAGCTTCACAAGGGAGTGCATTCATGAGCAACCTACTACCATGTCCATTCTGTGGCGGTGCAGCGCACGTTGCCAGCGAAGCAGATCACCCTGAATATGGCTCTGGCGGTCGATTCTATTTCGTTCGATGCGGTACGTGTCGCGCTCAATCTGGTAGCAAATATGCAGCGCCTGGAAATGACTGCGCGATTTTTTATTCAGAGGTTAGAGCAGAGTGGAATCAGCGAGCAAAGGAGGCAAACAGTGAGCAAGATTGACTATCAGGCACTGCGTGCCAAGGCAGAGAAAGCAACGTGTGGTGAGTGGTCGCTCGAATATGGAGAGAGCCGATTTGATGGTGATGATGCCCTAATTCATCGCGAGGCTGCTGGATATATTCCCATTTGCAGAATTGAAGGAGCGCATCCTGAAAGCGGTTTCGATGAAGATTTCCAAATGGAACAGCAGGCCAATGCTGAATTCATCGCCGCAGCCAGTCCAGCTACCGTGCTGGCACTGCTGGATGAGCTGGAAAGAAACCAGCAATACATAAAACGCCGCGATCAGGAGAACGAGGAAATTGCGCTAACGGTAGGGAAGCTGCGCGTTGAGCTGGAAGGCAAAGACAGCAAAATAGCCAATCTTACCGCCGAACGCGATGCTCTTCGTGAAGGTGAGATGGGCGACGCTAGGCATAGCAACACACGGGCCGCAGCTGATATCTACTTCCAACTGGTCGAGGAGTGCGAAATTCCTGCTGGCGGTTCTCTGGTCGAGTACGTTGACGATATGCGCGAGAAGCTGGAAGCCGCAGAGAAGCGCATAGCAGAACTGTCTGCTAGCCACAGAAAATTGCGCAACACAATGGCTGGCATCCACAACACAATCCGAATGGATGGCGGCTATACGCCACTGGCAGCAATCCTTAACGCTGCTAAACGCGCATATGAAGAATCAGCAAGCGCAGCTGGCTTTCGCATCAAAGGAGAGTGATATGACCACTATGACCAAAGAGCGACTACTGACAATCAAGCAGTGGCGCGAAACATACGGACCTGGTAGCAACGTTGAACTGCCAGCAGAAGAAGCGGAAGAACTGGCACGAATTGCTCTGGCATCGCTGGAAGCAGAACCAGTTGCTTATATTTTCAAACATCCTGCCGGGAAATTATTCTGGGCTTTAACGGATGAAAGCAATAAAGAGCAAGCGGACGTTATTCCTGTTTATGCTGCCGCGCCTGCGTCGGTTGTGCCGGATAATGCATCAGAGCCTCTTGCTTATGCTTACAAAGAGCTTACGCCTGAGATTATGCGCAACCATTTAGCTGTATTCGAGCGATATGGAATAGCCCCAAACGATAGCTCTACCACAATTCAGGCACTGCGAATCGCGCTGGATGGCATAGAGCGGAGCGACGCCATGCTTCATGGTGCCGAAACTGTAAGCCAAACTTACAAGTTGCCTCCCCTGTCATCCAGCGAAGTAAACGACGCGGCATGGAAATTACACAACATGCTGACTGAACACGGCCTGCTAAATGGGCGTCAGTTCAACAATCTGAAAGGTTGCTTCTATGAGGCATTAAAGGTCGCAATGCGCAACTCTCCGGTAACTCAGGATAGTTGGATAAGCTGTAGTGAGAGAATGCCTGTAATCGGCGAGCTAAATTGGAGAACTAGTTTTCCTTTGCTGATTACGTGTGAGATCGGCGTTATACCAGCTTATTACGGCTTTGTGAGCGTTAATGGGAATAAGCATTATGGTTTTATGGAGAGTCTTAAATACGGAGACGATAACGGCAACCATCCTCAAACTAATGAATATGGTCTGATTAGCAATGTAACCCACTGGATGCCACTACCAGAGCCTCCACTTTGAAAGCGAAGCTTATACATATCTTTTACATCAGCAATCTATTGTTAATCTCCAATCAATGTTACGTTGTCATCTCACTCATGCTTTGGAGGTAGTGATATGTCTTGTCCAAAATGCGGTTCTGGAAATATTGCAAAAGAAAAAACAATGCGTGGATGGTCTGATGATTATGTGTGCTGCGATTGCGGATACAACGACTCTAAAGACGCATTTGGAGAGCGTGGTAAAAACGATTTTGTCAAAATTAATAAAGAACGCGAAGGCAACGAAAAAAGCTAATTTATTTATTCATATATGAAAACAATGTAACCAATATTCGAATTGAAGAACTGAAAGAACACCAAGCCGCCTGATGGCGGTTTTTTATTGCCTGATTTGCAGGTTCGATTCCCTATTCGGAGATAGCACTCATGCAACACGAACTACAACCTGATTCACTGGTTGATTTGAAATTCATCATGGCTGATACTGGCTTTGGTAAAACCTTCATCTACGACCGGATTAAGTCCGGCGACCTGCCTAAAGCCAAAGTTATCCACGGTCGAGCAAGATGGTTATATCGTGACCATTGTGAATTCAAAAATAAGCTCTTAAGCCGCGCCAATGGGTAAAATAGCGGGTAAAATATTTCTCACATCTAAAAAACACCATTCCAATCAATCCCCTGCCGCTTCAAGTAGATGTCTGCAGGGGGTATCGTTTTACAGCGAACGCGAGTGATCTATGATGCCAGCCGCAAAGAGGCTGCGTTACCTGTCGCAAACAAAGGCGCAGAAACGCCTTATTTACTGCAATCATGGGTAGATAATATAGATGGTAAAAGCCGTGCCCCATTTATTATAACCCCACCGCTATTTCGTCTTGAGGCTGGCGATGACTCATCACTGCGAATTATTAAAACAGCTGATAACCTGCCTGAAAATAAAGAGTCGCTGTTCTACATTAATGTTCGTGCCATTCCAGCAAAGAAAAAATCAGATGATGTTAATGCTAACGAGTTGACGCTGGTATTTAAAACGCGGGTCAAAATGTTTTATCGCCCCGCACACCTGAAGGGACGGGTAAACGATGCGTGGAAATCACTGGAATTTAAACGTAGTGACCATTCACTCAATATATATAACCCAACTGAATATTACGTCGTATTTGCCGGACTGGCAGTCGATAAAACCGATCTCACAAGCAAAATTGAATATATCGCGCCCGGAGAACATAAACAGTTACCACTTCCAGCATCTGGCGGAAAGAACGTGAAATGGGCTGCGATCAACGATTATGGCGGCAGTTCCGGGACAGAAACTCGTCCACTGCAATAAAAAATATAAAAACACAGGCCATCAGGGAATGCCACAACGACACCACCAGGGACATAAACGCACACCGAAACAGTTGGCGCTCATTATCAAACGTTGTTTGCCGATGGTGCTCACTGGCAGCGGCATGCTTTGCACTACCGCTAACGCCGAAGAGTATTATTTCGACCCCATTATGCTGGAAACTACAAAAAGTGGTATGCAAACAACCGATCTGTCACGTTTTTCAAAAAAATACGCACAACTACCAGGAACTTATCAGGTTGATATCTGGCTGAATAAAAAGAAGGTTTCACAGAAAAAAATTACATTTACCGCCAATGCAGAGCAACTTCTGCAGCCACAGTTTACGGTAGAACAACTACGTGAGCTGGGTATTAAGGTGGATGAAATCCCGGCGCTGGCTGAAAAAGATGACGATAGCGTGATCAACTCGCTTGAACAAATCATTCCCGGTACAGCTGCTGAATTTGATTTCAATCATCAGCGACTTAATTTGAGCATTCCCCAAATTGCACTGTACCGTGATGCAAGAGGTTACGTCTCCCCTTCTCGTTGGGACGATGGTATACCAACGCTGTTTACCAACTACTCGTTTACAGGTTCTGATAACCGTTACCGCCAGGGCAATCGTAGCCAACGACAGTACCTGAATATGCAAAATGGTGCTAATTTTGGCCCCTGGCGATTACGTAACTATTCTACGTGGACACGCAACGATCAGGCGTCAAGCTGGAACACTATCAGTAGTTATTTACAACGTGATATCAAGGCGTTGAAGTCTCAGTTGCTTCTGGGAGAAAGCGCCACCAGCGGCAGTATTTTTTCCAGCTACGCCTTTACTGGCGTGCAACTCGCTTCCGACGATAATATGTTGCCAAACAGCCAGCGCGGATTTGCCCCAACGGTACGCGGTATCGCAAACAGTAGTGCAATCGTGACTATCAGGCAAAATGGTTATGTGATCTATCAAAGCAACGTGCCAGCGGGTGCCTTTGAAATTAACGATCTCTACCCCTCTTCCAACAGCGGCGATTTAGAAGTCACGATTGAAGAAAGTGACGGTACACAACGTCGCTTTATCCAGCCTTATTCTTCATTACCCATGATGCAGCGACCTGGGCATCTAAAATATAGCGCGACCGCTGGACGCTATCGCGCTGATGCAAACAGTGATAGCAAGGAACCCGAATTTGCTGAAGCCACGGCAATATATGGTTTGAATAATACTTTTACGCTGTATGGCGGCCTGCTCGGTTCTGAAGATTATTATGCGCTGGGGATCGGTATCGGCGGCACACTTGGCGCACTGGGCGCGTTGTCGATGGATATCAACAGAGCTGACACCCAATTCGATAACCAGCACTCTTTTCATGGCTATCAATGGCGTACTCAGTACATCAAAGATATCCCGGAAACCAACACCAATATCGCTGTTAGCTACTATCGCTATACCAACGATGGCTATTTTAGTTTTGATGAAGCCAATACCCGCAATTGGGGCTATAACAGTCGCCAAAAAAGTGAAATTCAATTCAACATCAGCCAGACAATATTTGATGGGGTAAGTCTGTATGCCTCCGGTTCACAGCAAGACTATTGGGGCAATAACGAGAAAAACAGTAATATCTCTGTTGGGGTTTCCGGCCAGCAATGGGGAATTGGTTACAGCCTGAATTATCAATACAGCCGCTACACTGATGAAAATAATGACCGTGCACTCTCTTTGAATCTCAGTATTCCGTTAGAACGCTGGTGGATTTGCCCCTATATTTCCAGACATCTGTTATCACTTAACCTATTACAAGCCCGCTGCCGCAGATATTCCCGTGGCGAGCGATAACCCAGCGCACTATGCGG